ATTACTTTCTCCAAACCACCAACGTCGGAAAATCTATATGATTTTCCATCACTTTTCCCGCAGGAAAAACATTGCTTTCTTAGCATTAAATCTCCATTGCTTTTTTCTTTTTTAGTGTAAATAAAATCACACTCTTTGCATTTTTTCATCTTCTATCTGTTTAATGTATTTATAAATCATTTGAAGGCTAACACCTAATTGTTCGGACGCTTCTTTTTTATTCAAATCGGGATTTGACTTAAATAGTATTTCAAATTTTTCTTTATTTGTTTTTGTCCTATTGTTCGTTAAAACGTTCTTCATTTCAGCAACCTCAATACTATCAATTTTAATCTTCTTGGCCATAGCGATAAAATACTTGCTTAACTTTTCAGCTTTCAATATGCTTACTTTTGATATTTCGGAAGGTATTTTATTCTGGTACAAAAAACCGTCCATTGTATTAATCATTAATGCGAATCTCGGAATATATGATTTTTGTTTTGGCAGCATCGACTTCATATATTCATTTTCACTATCGCTATTCTGAATATCGGTTATCTCATTAAATATCCTTATCCATTCTTTTTTTGATTCTTTATTGAATTTAATTATATGCGGTTCAATTTGTCCATCCTTATCCCTTACAAGCATCTTATTTTTTATGGTTTCATAAAAGGATACAACGGTATCGTGAAACCATTGGATTGTGTTCCACTCCATTTCGGTTTCGTTATATTTCTCAACTTCAAGATCGGGATATGATAAAAGCATCCTATCCATAAAGCCATTGTCTTTATTTTCTTCCGTATAAAAGGAATTGAATATACTTGGCTGGATACCTCCCAATATCGGTATCATTGGACTTGAAACAAACGATCCTGCACGTGTTATACGGTTAAGGTTTACGGATTTTCCACTCCAAGTAGATAGCCAAAATTCCAAGTCAGAACCCTGTTTGTACTTGTTCATATCCTTGAACCATCCTGCAAGTTCGTCTTTAAAAACACCTACGGCATTATCGTTTTCTTGGTGCAAAGAAACAAGAGCTTCGAGCGTTATGTCATTGGCTATGAATTGTTTTTTTACTGGCTTGTGCGCTTCTGGATGTTCCTTTTTTTCCTTAGCAGTTAGGCTTTCGTAATATTCGTATTTCTCATATTCCTTAATATATTTTGAAATCTCACGGTTATTTTGTTTTTCCAAAGGGAATATGATATTTGAAATTGATGGGGTCTTACCGATACCAGCCTTTCCTACTACCGCCATCCATATTGAAGCGGTTTCCATCCATCCTTTTTTAACCTCAATTTTAAGGCAGTTACCGATACAAAGGGATATTAGCCATAGCATTGCACAACCCATATAATCCACATTACTGTTAAGAGTTGATGCGCACTCTAAAATATAGGTCTGAATTGGCTGCGGAAAAACCTCAATAGGAAAATCTAAATCTTTCTTGTTTATTATAATCTTTTCCTTTGGCTCGGTTTCCTTTCGGACAATTCGTGAACCATATCCATCTTTATAAATTTGTTTTGTAGCCTCTGAAAAGTCATCGTTAAAATGCTTCCTTACGTAAGCCGTGAACGCTGAATATTGTTTTTCTGCCTCGTATATCGTACCAGTAGAATGTAGGTACATTAAATCTTCATCCTTAAAGATATAACCGCTATGCGCACTTTCAGCGTTGTGGCGTTTTATGATGTACTTATTGTTGAGATTGCGTACAATAGTAAAGTCATCACTTACAATATCCCAAACGTTGTTACGTGAGTTGAAATCATCCCACGGGGTTATATTTCCATCAATAGATTGATATTCCTTTTTTTCTTTGCTCGGGGGCTTAACTTTTTCAGGCTCAATGTAGTTGTATGTTTTTGAAATGCTAAAAAGTATTTCCCTATCTTCATCTGAAATGAAATCAATGTCATTGTATGTTTTATTGTTCAGAAAATTGTCGTAAACAAAAACATATCCACCTATCCCACGTGTTTCAATTATCGCTTCTTTGTGTCCTTTTAAAGAAGCTATTTTTAGATTTCCCTCTACACGTTTGGTTTTGTATAAAATGTGGAAACCAGCGTTTTTTGTTTTGGTTATAACAAATTTTTCGTGAAAGTCCAGTATGTTATCCTCAACGAACGATAAAAATTCTTCCCACCATTCCTTTTGTTCTTTTGCGGTGCTGAATACCTTTAGATCAATATCCAAACATTCCAAGTAACCAAATCCAGTAACTATACCGATATGTTCCGTGGGTTGCATTTCCGTACCGTCCTTTTTGATATAGCCACCTTTGTAGTTATATCGTTTCTCAAATTCAACTTTTGTAAGTTGTTTTGACTGGCACGAAGCCCACGAATAGTTAGGTACTTTATTGTTTCCTACTGTTATGAGGGAAAACCCCTCATCGAGTAACCGTAAGCATCTTTGAAGTTGTACCATATAAATAAATTAAGAAACCCTCTTAGATGGTGCTGTGGCTGACCAAACTAAGAGGGTTCTTGTTTTAATGTGTTAGCTTGCCACAGCTTTTCAATTACAAATATAATAAAACTAATAATAAAAAACACGTTTTAAACCAAAAGTTTAATTTTCGCATTTTTTAAACCAAGAGTTTAAAACTTTTTTCAATGTTTACGGGGCTTAACAAAGGTTTTTAAACTTTTAAACCAAAAAAATGAATTTTGTAAAAAATATTTTTTCCATGGAATATTTTTATTTACCCTAAAAGTTTTAAACTAATCGGTTTAAAATCGTCTTAACCCCTGTAAATCCTACAAAAACCTTTAAACTTTCGGTTTAAAAAATGCGAAAATTCCCCGTTCGGTTTAAAACTAAAAAACCGCCCTACATTTCTGCAGGACGGCTCAAACAATCGGGGGATATTATGTTTTAGAAGGGCAGATCCCCCTCTTGGTAGTCTGAAACTTGCCCATCGGGTACGGCATTGTGTACTTCTTCTTTTTTCTTTGCTGTTACAATAGTACCATCAGTCCAAAAAACCTTTCCATTGGCTACATAAAAACGATTCTTCTTTGCTTCCCGTTCTTCTTTAGATTGTGATACATACGCTGAAATATTCTGGCCGTAGTCGTTTGTTTCATTGTTAATGGATAATGTGATGTTTATCCCTGTTTCTTTTTTCGATTCCAAAGTCTTTACCAAAGTTTTTAGTGTATCGAGTTTAAAATAAATTTCCGATAAGCTACTCATTTTTTTATAGTTTAATAGTTAATAAATACTCTCTTATTGCCTCGACACGTTGCCGAAGGTCTTTAATTATTTCTTCATCATATTCGACGTTGAAAGTTTTGATACGGTACTTTTTATCAAGTGCCGAATAATCGTGCTTAGTTTCCCACGGTGATATTTCTTCTGGGGTGTTCAAAAGCACGTAAACCAATCTTGCTTTTTTCTTCCCGGTCAAGGCCATATAAACCTGTAATTGGTAATAATAATCCTTTGTAGGGATTTCGTTATCGAATAAAGGGAACGTGAAGCAATTCCACGAACACTTAATGTCCAGAACCTCATCTTCCAATATAAGGTCAGGGGTTCCCGTGAAATGTTCGTCTGATAGGGTAAGTTCGTTTTTCAATACAAACGGCAAGTCCAGCCATTCAATAGCCTTGTCGATAGCCTCATCTTCAAGTAATGTACCTTTTTCCGTGTACTTACTTCCAAAATCCTTTTTAAAGCCGTAAATTTGCTCTTTAAGCCAATCTTCAACAAAGGTTAAGGTCGTTTTACTGAATTTCTCTGATTTGCTTCGTGGGTTTGTCATTATTTGACCCGAAGCCGAAGCTCTTATTTTGAATTGTTGCATAACAGTTTTTCATTTTCTTGGTTAATATCGTATTTCTCTTTAATGTCGTCAATTGAATACTGACCGCCTTCTATTGCTTTTTTGCATTTATCCCAATTTGGATGCTCTGGCGTAAGTTCCACGAGCGTTAAATCAATAGTATAATTTATTGTATCCTTTCGGTTTAGATCGCTCCCGAAGAGTTTTCCCAAATGATCTGCCGCGTCTTTAACCGCTCTTGACTTTGCTACTGGAAAAGCCATACCTAAAGCACCGTTGTTTATGTTAGACAGGTCTGAAGGCGAAGTTCCTTTTTTTGTTTGAAGCTCAACCGCCCCGATACCATCGTGGTATTCCATTTCATTGCTAATCGGATGCAAATAATGGACACGAACCACAACGTAAACACCATTAAAAGAAGTTCCCTCCCTTAATATTTCGATACGGTATTTCTTGAAAATAGACTTCAAAAGAAACTCCACACGTTCAATAGGAAGGTATTTATAACCTTTAATAAATGGATGCTCTTTTACCCAATCATTCGAAGGTGGCTGGTTCATTAGTGCCGTAAATTCGTCATTCTTTACGGCTAATTCTTTGCTTGAATACAAGTCTTTAATTGCTGGTAGTTTGCTCATAATTATAGTTTAATCGTTCATTTTCACTTTTATAGTTAATACTTGCTATTGCATCGTTTAACATTTGGGCAAGTGCGCCCTCCTGAATTGCGTTTTGTAGGTTTTCCATAAGATTTGGGGTTAAATGGTTATATTTTTTCTCGCTCTATTAGATACCCTATGTATCCGCT